ATGTTCCTACATCAACGTACAGGAAGTATGTACCTGATGAGTTCCTTGACATACCAAACGATTATAATGATCCAGATGATGACGATGACCCACTCCCATTCTAAAAAGTTTTTACTTGTCCGTGAAGGGAAAGAAGCACCAGTCATTCACGTCTTTGTAGACGGTGAAGAGGTGGCAGTCCTTGAGCTTACGCATCATGAGGCACTGAGGCTTGTTAGCAACTTGTGTGATAAGATGATTGAAAGTATTTGACGATATGCTGTAGTGGTGCTAGATATTGCGTCAGGACATTGGTTCAGACATATATCTGGATTCCTCCACTCTGATACTGGGACGCCTTCGGGCGTTCCTTTTTTTTAAAAAACACGCAGGGAGAAGAGCAGCGTTCTCAACCTGCGCTAGTTTAACGATAGTAGAGTGAGGCAAACCTGAGAGTTTTCAATACTATCGTCAGTGTATGGTCGCGTTCTTTATGTTCTCGTCATTAAGCTGCTCAAGAACATGACCAATGCTGACTGCAATGTTAAACCAGTTATCTCCCATGCCATAAACTTCTACGACATTTACAATTAAATTTATAATCTGTTCGCCAGTTGCCTTGGGTGGTAGCTGACTAACCAGATCAATGAGAGCTTCGTGATTTAATTCTTTGTGCATTTTGTTTTCTGTGTTACCATACAGTTGTTTTTCATTTTTGCTCCAACTAGGGCGGCTTTCGCCGCCCCTCTTTTAGAAGTCAATAAGCTCACCGACAACGGTATCCTTGATCCTTCTATTAAGCAAGCTCTCTGCACGAGAGAACTCTTTGTGTGTGGCAACAATCATATCGGTAGGTGTTTCGTACTTGAACACCCACGCATCTTCCATAGTTGCTTCACCACGATAGACCTTGATAACCTGACATTCGTAAGCAACGATGCCATCCTTAGCTAGTCTGGCAAGGTCTTTCTTATCGGCACTCATTATAAATCTTTCGCCATCACCTGCCTTAACAGTGGCAATGTTTTCTGAGTACACTGTGTTACCCCAACCAATTGAAATATCGACATCAAAATTGTCGCCGTATCTGCCTGTTTGTTTTTCGACATGTGACTTAGTGAATTTGCTACACTTTACTTCCCAACCTTTAGATGGGAATGCTGCATTCAGTTCACTGGTTGCCCATACCACATTATCTTCAGCAGCTTTCTGGATAGCACTACGATCTTCTACAAATCTAGCATTCTCTCTGTGTTTTCTGATAAGCCTAAGAAAGCTTACACCATATTGAACAGTAGGGCTGATGCTGTCTCTGCCTACACTTTCAGCCATCAACTTGAATACTTTTGGTGCTCCATCGTAATCAAAGTCTTTCCAATGATAAGGGTTTTTGTCTCTACAAAATTCTTGAATTTCGTAAGGTGAAAATTCATACCGCTTGAAGAACCTACTCAGTTCTTCTCTTGCGTGTTCGATAACTTTTAGTTTGTTCTTGTGTGACATTGGTGTCATCCTCCGTTTTTAGTTCTATTGAACTTTTTTCCCAAGGTGGTCTTGATAAAGATACCTTGATGTTATTGTTAGCAAGCCTACGCTTGTAGCCTAGCAGTTCTTTTTCAGCAGTTGTCCAACGCCTCATATTTTTATACCGTTCTTTCTTAGTTTAGAGACGAACAACTTTAACTCTTCTCGCGCACGAAACAAGTCTTGTTCTGTATTACGTGACCTATCTCTTCGTCCAAGCTCGTCTTGCAACCTATCAACTTGTTGCTTTAAGAAACGATACTCGTACTTGAGCGCAGGGCTTAACTGTTCATCACCCATCTGGTCTTACCTTTGGCTTGATGATGTCACGATAGCCAGAAACAAATGGTGTTCGCCTGCAATACATCATGATCTCTTTGCCGTATGTGTCGGCAAGAACATCATACAGATCATCCATTGCTCCATCACCCATAGCCTCGTAGCATTCGTACTCGCTTGGAAATATTACGCTCGTTGAAACGTCTTGGTTCTCAACAACGTATTCGATGACAAGTAACGTATAAAATAACTTAAACATTATGCTGCTCCTTTCAAAGAACTTGCATTTAATTTTTCTACCTTATTATTTTTACGAGGTTCTTTACTTATGTTTAGTTTTCTCATCCAGTTTTTGCACGTCTGATTACTGTTAAACCCAAGTATTTTCCAACAGTCTTTAGAGTTCCAATTATTATCTTCGAGAACTCTTACCATGTAATGAATTGCAACTTCATTTATAATTGATTGAAGATTAAAGTCATCAGTAATTCTGCGGTTAAGAATTGTACACTCGTTGGATTTATTCCTGTACTTAACTGCAATCTCCATCATCTCTTCAATAGCTTCTGGCATTGCATCTTTAATAGATATATCGATATTCATATTGAACTCACTTTCTTTTAATATTAGATTGATTGAGGGGCAGTCCTCCGCTGCCCCACGACTTCACTCTGGCAAGCAATCAAAGCACCATATCACAGTGTCATCATGAGGCGGATGCCCCCATTCGATAACATCTTCATGGCACTTGTCACACTCGACACACTGGCAATCAGCGCATATAAAAAACCCACTTTCCGCAGGTAAACGATTGACGTACTTACCGCTGCCCCATGCAACGCTATCGCCACAGTCCTTACACTCTTCAGTCATTAGAGGTCTCTATCTTTTTATCCACTGGAATTAAAATTTTGACGTGGATAAATCCACCAGACATTGAGCTAATGCTGTATGGATAGGGGCAGGTCTTTACCCATTGTAAAAACCCTTCCATGTTTTCAATCTGAAAGTTCATCTCTCACTCCTAAAATGGCGGCTCTTCATCAGCCGCTCTTGGTTGCCAAACCATGTCGTAATTAAACATGGCAAATAAAAAGCCTCGCAAATCGCAAGGCCAAGCTTCTTTAATTTTCATCGTCTTTGAAATCCCAGTCTAGCCATTCAGTATATTCGGCTAGGTGCTTGAAGTTTTGTGGCGATACTTGGATCTCTTTATCCCAATTGATTGAGTCCACATACTCTCGTATCTCTGAGGGATCATGCTCATCTTGAACAGGCACAGAGACATCCCACTCAATAGTTTTATTTACTCGAACCATAACAATTTTCATTTGATTTCCTTTCTTCAAATGTTCCACCATCCTAATGCTGCACCCACTGTCCAGAGGATGCAGACTGTTATTGCTGCCGCACTGTAAAACATGAGGCCACCTACGTTGTCAGGTAGGTGGTGTCTCCCCAAGGTGCAGGGTCAGACCTCATGCTAGAAGATACCCACAGTGTCGGGTAATGCGGTGGGTTCTCTGGGTAGTCAAAGACCTCCAGATCACTGAGGTATACCATGTTGTCTACTGGTAACTGGTGCTCCTCAATGTAGTCGAACACTGGCTTTACTCTCGTACCACCACGTCCGTTGATCTCAATCTTTTCGATCTCCTCACCTTGCTCGTAACGCCTGACTGTTTGTATTCTTGCGTCACAAGTAATCACTGTCACTGATCGTGGCTTGATGTCCTCACTGATAGCGTTGATCTCACCAAGGAAGAACTTTAGCTCTCGTCTTGATACAGATCCACTGGTGTCGATGCCAACGACAACATCACCTGCACCAATCTTTTCGATAGATGGTGAGATAACACCAGTCATGTGATACATCTTCTTCTGAGGCTTGCGAAAGCTGTAGTCATCTGGCTGATCACCGCCAACAAATCTACGCATCACATCACGCCAGTCAACTTGGCTGCGCTCCATCTCTTCAAGTAGAGACCTGATCTCAGCAGGTAGCTTGCCGATTGCTTTAGCCCCAGATGCAGCCATCATGACCTTGGCATCAATGTCTGCTTCCATCTGCTTGACCTCAGCCTCTGACATGTCACCGCCATCCTCTTTTCGAGCATCTGTAACCTGACCCATACCTGCACCCTGAGAGTGCTTCTTCTTGGCATCATCAGGCAGTCGATCAAAGATAGCCTCTGCGCTAAGACCTCTGTACTCTGGATCAATCAGCCCACCCTCTGGGAGAGTAAAGCCATTGTCCACAAGCACCTGATTGATTGCAAAGTCAGTCGCAATATTCCAAAGCTCAGGGTCACGAACACCACGTCTGAGGTGATGCTTGAATACGATGTGCAATACCTCATGAGCCATAACACCTACGGTCTCTTCTTGACCCATCGTATCAACAAATGATGGTGACCATAAGATAGAGTTACCATCGGTGCACATGGTTGGTATGCTATCATCTGATTTTACATTTACTGACAAGCACATTGATCCAAAGAAGGGATGCTTGACAACTAGGCGCGTAACAGCGCGAGACACTTTTGCTTGTGCGTCCATAATTTCCTCCGAAAAAAAAGTTCAATAGAACTAAAAGCTGAAATGGTAAGCAGTCATATTGACGTGTATGACTGCTTTACTGTGGTTAAAGGATCAAGTTCTTACCTACTGACATGATCCATTCTCTGATTGATGCATCAGCTTTGAGGTCTCGCTTGAGTTCCTCAGTGCGGTTCATTGCATCCTTGATCACAAAGGCAGCAAACTCTTGTTGAGGTAGCCGCTTGAGATAAGTCACAATGTTCTTTGCATTCTTGCCAGTCATTTTGGATGACAGCGCAGCGCATACCGCATACTGCACGTCGGGTGCATCAGGAATATCTGCACTCGCAGGACTAGCGATAAGCTTGTCGATGTCAGGCACGACATCATACACCTTGAGAAAGCCATTGAACTCAGCCGTAGCTGCACGTCCAACCTGACCTGCGATAGCCTCAATCTGATTGACTGGGTCAAGAGACCACTTGAGAATAGTAGCGACACGCTCCCATGATCTGGGAGATGGGCAAGCATTCTCGTCACGATTGAACTTGTGCAACCACTCAGGACGGAAGCGTAGGAACGCAGCAATCCGCTCATCAATACGCTTGCTGTAGTAGTAGCCAATCGTATCTTCTAGGTCAGCCTCAATCTCTAGGAACATCAAGCGATCCTTGAGGTGAGAAGGCATGTTGTTTGTACCTGCGCGGTCAGACATGCGGTTACCTGCCGCAATGATAGCCCAACCTTCTGGCAGGTAATGCTTGCCTATGCGTCTCTCATTGACCAACTGTGCGGCAATGTTTTGGTTGGACACTGGCGCTTGTGGCAGCTCGTCAAGAAATAAGATGCCTTTGCCATCTCGCGGCATCCAGTCAGGACATCTTCTGTCCATTGTCTCGCCATCAGCATTGGGTAGCACCCAACCTGCAAGCTCACCTGCATCGTACTGAGCCAGTGATAGTATCTGGCAATCACCGCCAATCTCATCAGCGATCTCGTGTACAACGCTTGTCTTCCCAATACCTGCACCAGATACAAGGTATGGCACACAATCAAGGGTGTCTGTCTTGACTGTGATAGCGGCCTTAGCAATGGCCTTTGCTTGAGATAGTTTCATCAGGATTTCCTCTCTAGGGTTGAAAGCAGTTCATCTGCTTTTCTGATTGCAATTACAAAATTTAGACATTCCATTTTTACAGAGCATGTCTCTACTCTGTCTCTTTTGGAGCGTAGACCGCTCTCTCTTTCTTCTTTTACAGCCTCGTCAAAATCCTCATTGGCTTTGACAAGCATGTCTTTTAGTTCTTGCATACTAAATTCTTTGTATGCCTCAACTATGTTCATGCTGTAGGTATCTTCTAGTTCCATTATTCCTCCAGTAAACTTAACAAAAGTTTTGCTTGATAATCACCACGCTTTGTCATGTCTCGTAGGTAATCCAAAAGCATCTCTTTGAGTTCATCAGTCATTGATCCTCCTTTTTTAAAAAGTTCTATTGCACTTAAAATTACAGCCCCGAAGGGCTGCTATTAAAATGCAAGTACCACTATGAGTAAGCCCACAGTAAAGGCAGTGAAGGCGATGCCAGAAGCAACGCCCTCAGCAAATATTATGCGTCTCTCACGCTTGCTCAGTCTCATGCTGCGTCAGTGAACTCAGCAACTGCGCTATCGACAGTCACATTCTCGTTAGCAGCCTCAGCCTCAGCAGCCTTTGCAGCTTCTGAGTTGCGGTATGCTGTACGTGCAGCCATAAGCTCACGCATAGCGTTGTTGAACTCGTCAAGCTCGTCATCAGTCAAGCCATCTTTGAATACATCACCCTGTACCCTTTTTCCGTTCTCATCTTTTTTGTTTGAGAATTTGCCGACAACTTGCTCTGCGAGACGTTGTGCTTTTGATTTATCAGGCTCACCTTTGACAGCCTTAGCAAGCTTGTTCTCGCTATCGATTTCCATTGATGAGAGATCCTGTACAACTGCATCAGGTGTGTACTGTGTCGGTATGTCACCGATATGATCCTTGATCAATCTGACAGCGCCTACACTGTTTTCAAGGTAGCGTTTAGCGGTAGCCTCTTTGACGCCTGCCTGTTCAATCAATGCACCCTTGAGGGCTTTTGATGTTGCACGAGGTAGGTTGCCTTTGACAAGCTTGACGTGAGCGATAGAGGCAATGACCTCACCATATGCTGACATCTTGGCGCTGTTAGCAGCCTCGTTGTTTTCTTTGTTAACACCTTTGAGCTTACCGATTTCTTGCTCTGCGTTGTAGATGTTATTGATTGCTGTTTCGGACACGGTAAAGTTTTTTGAATTTGTCATCTGTTCATCCTTTTCTGGCTGACAATTTCTGTTATCGGCATGATGCCGCGACTACAGCCCCATAGGGCTGCACTCATGGTCTCATGTTCTTATATTATGTCGAAAGCATACTCGCCCTGTATTGGGCCGTTAACCTCAACTTTAATATGATCTGCAACTACTTCATTAATTGCGCCAATCACGTCATCAATTTGACCCTCTGTCACAGAAGCAAACAAACATCCGCAAACAAAGTTTGGATCGCTGTTAGGAAGTTTTTCAGTAACTCTCTCAATCACAATACGTTCTAAACCCATATTTTTACTCTCCCATAATGTAGCGTGTGTCATCTACTCTGTACTCAGCTCTAAGACCGCCTAAGCAATCCTCGACATAAATGATGTCCACAACTTGATTATTTAAGAACCGTGACCTTGCTGCTTTTCTAGCTATCAGTCTGGCTTTTTGTTTTGCAAGGTATTCTGTTTTTGCGTAGTCATATGCGACTGCACCGCGATGGTTTATTTTGATTTTAAATGTCACTGGCTTACCTCCATTAAATGAAACCATGACAACGGCAACTGATTGCTGCCGCTCTCTATTGTTTCACTCTGCGCTGATCTCTGCGTCACTACTACTGCAAGCTGTTGTTCTCTACATTCAACCACCTCACTGACCCAAATTCTCAGTGGCGGCACTCGCAGCGTTTACATTAAGCAGACATCTTTACGCGCTCTATTACACATGCATTGTCGTTCAGTCCCTCTACTTCCCTGTTACAGACCATCCAGTATATCTGGGGGCGTGTGCCTCGCGGCAGTTTGCTTTGGTGAGCCTATTGGCGTGGCTTGTGAGCCTATATTCGGAGGGATTGTGAGGGCTAAAACCTCGTTGCTTCCCTGCGTCTGTCATTCTTCTCGCATATCGATATAACAATGTCAAACAATAAATAACAATTATTTACAATTAAAAACAATTAATTTGAATTAGTTCAATAAATAAAGGGATATCGTGACAAAAAAAAATTTAGATGTTAGGATAAAAAAAGTTCTATTGCACTTTTTCTGGGTATCGTTTGCTCCAGATTATAGTGAAAATATCAGGGTGATTCGTTTTGCCCAAAATCCCGAAAGCAAGCGCAGCGTCTAGAGGATGGCACTAATGAGTAATAAGAAACCTAAGTTAAGAGTAGTAGGTAGCAATAAGAAGCATGCAGGTACTAGGAGAAAGAGTGCCACCAGTAAAAATACAGGGTTAACAGATAAACAGGAAGCATTCGCTTTAGCAGTGTTTGAGGGTAACAACTTTAGTGATGCATACAGGTTAGCATATGATGCCTCAAACATGAGTGCAGCATGTATTCATACAGAGGCATGCCTATTGGTTCAGAACCCAAAGGTCTCCCAGAGGTTAGAGGTGTTAAATGCCGATAGGGTTAAACAGCAGCGCATGTTAGCCCTCTCTCGAAGTGATTTCGTTTTGAAACAGCTCACAGATGAGGCAACCAATCCAGATAACTCAGATGGCGCAAGGGTCAGAGCATTAGAGCTGCTAGGTAAATCAGTGGCATTGTTTACGGACAAGGTTGAGACGGAAGATAAGACAGAGCGAGACGCAGAAAGTATCAAGGCTGAGTTAGAGGCTAGACTGAACAGGTTGCTAGGTTAGTTCGATTGAACTTTTCAGCGTGTGTTTTGGGTCGAACCGTGTGTGTATAAATTTAAACTGTGTCGATCAACCCCACCTACCCCCGACCCCCCCTGTATGCATGACGTGGGCATGTGCGCGTATACATGATGTTCCACACAAACGATTACAAACTGCTAGGAATCCTACACCCCCTCTATAATATACATTCAAAAAACGAAATATGTTATATCACTTAGACTTTGCTCGCCTGTTATATTTCTTTTTATTGCGAGCTTTTTTTATTATTGGTGCATTTGCTCTGACTATATTGGGATTACTGCTGATAATTAGGATAGTGCCGTCTTCATCTAGTGCTGCCCACTTGTATTTGTTCAATTGAACTAATTTCACCGCTCAATTTTAATACATACAACTTTGGAATTGGTAGTGGTTACTAGAACTTTGGCCTCTGCCTTAGCTTCTTTGCAGGCTTCTTCGGTAGAATAGCTGCCAACATGGTAGTGATCAAAGGTTCCGCTCACTAATTGTAGCCATAATAGCACCCACATCTACCACCTACCCTGCCATTGGCCTAAAAGATAGAAGCCAACAAACAATATACCCCCACTTACTAGGAATATTACAGCGCCAATAGCAAAATTTATCATAGCATCTATCTGTTCTTGCTTTCGATATGCCTCTTGCTTTCTTCTTCGGCGCATATCTGCCTCAATTGCCAAGACTTCTTTCCAAGCACTAGGGCCATACGTCCAAGATATGTGATCTTTTATCTCAGCCCTCATTTGTTCCATTTTCTTTTTGTTTGCAAAGATTTCTAAAGCTGTTTCCTCATCAGATCCCTTGAATGTTTTCTTCCAAAAGGGTGGGTTCTTTTCTCTTTCTTCTAGATTACTAAAGTCAGAAAAAGCCTTGCCCCACTGACTCA